TCCCCGCACGTTGAGCCATCGTACGCGATGTTAGAATCTCGCCTTGTGTCACTTGATTCATGTTCCCATCATGCGGCCACCAGTGCGTGCCGTAGTTGTAGCCGCGTTCCTTCAGGATGATGGCGTAAGAATCCCATGCGACGTTTGTCTTTTCCTCATAATCGATGAAGTGCTTGCGGCCTCGAATCTCCTGAAAGAAGATAATGGAGCTTTGATCCCGTGTCTTACCCAAGTCCCAATAAGTGTGAACAGGGCAACTACGATCATAGGGCACAAAGGTTATCTGTCCGGATTTACGCAGCTCGGCCATTTCTTTTGCGTAGTATGCGCCTTCCATTGATCCTTCAAAAGCCTCATCAGGCGTTGACGGATATTCCCGCCGCATGTCATCGCCCATGATGCGCTCTTTAATCGCGTACCAAGCCTTTTGATTGGGTGTAAGGCTAAAGTTTGAGAGATACGCCTCGGTTTCTTTCGGGATGACAGCAAGCGCGGTTTCTTCATCGCTCAGGCGATACTCGGGGTTTTTAAACCATGCAAAGAAGTGAAACTTAGGCTCAAGACGGCTAAGCGTTTTACCTGAATTTTTAAGGTTGATTGCCTGTTGGCACAAATCATAGAACTCGCCAGCCTTGCCCTCGGCTGTTGACTCAACAAATATCTGCTGGCCGATACCGACGGCATTAAGCGCACCCGTTTTAATCTCTCGCGCCTTTTCAGGAGTAGTCGCAGATACTTTCCCATATTCGGACACAAGCAGCTTTTGCAGCGTGTCACCACGGTGTGAGGTGCCGACTGATATGCCGCTACCATTGCTAAACTCAACCTGCTCTGCGGCATCTGTAACGAGCGTGGGGAGGCCAATCAATGGATTGTTTAGGATGTCTTTCGGGATGTTCTCATAAGCATATTTAATCATCTTCAGCTTTTTTTTCGCATCATCAATGCCGCTGTCGATAATCCCGCATTTATGATTGCTATTGAACAGACACGCATCAAGGAAGTAAATGCAGATGATGGTGGAGAATCCAAGCTGGCGGGCTTTGAGGATAACATTGAAATACCAGACGGTTGAAAGAAATTGCCGTTGTGCCCAATTAAATTTAAGCACCACCTTCTGACCGTTCTTATCGCGGATATGGTACAGATTGTTCAATCTCCATTCCTGATTGCCCAGGTATTCATCCCTCAATTTAACATAGGCTTCTTTCTCATCCATTTTACTGAGCTGTGATTTGAGGTAAGCCAACGGTGTTGCCCTCAATTTGATTCACAATTGCCGTCAATGATATCAATGGAGATTCAGGATCGCCCACAACCGTGTATTTATCGCTGTATTTTTTAGGAGCTTGCTTAGCGCATTTCCATTTGATTTCATCCAGCATGATCCTCGCTTGATCGGATGTAATTTTGCCCGCTTTAAGTTCTGCCATAAGTTGCTCAGAACCCTCAAAATGAGCGTCGGATCTAGATTCACGCGCGCGCATGTAGTTATGTTGAAGGTCTTTGTTTTTAAACAACCATGCGAAAAAAACCCTTGGATCAATATTGTGTTTTTCACAGGCTTTATGAACACCATCACCACAAGCTATTTCAAAGCATATGGCATCAGCCAATTCTTCAGTGTAAAGTGTTTTTGGCATAATAAATAATACCTTGGATTCATTTATATTGTCAACCTCAATCACAACACCTTGTTTCCACGCAATAATATTTTTTTAAAAAACCTATTGACAGGTGACTTAGTCACCGCTATACTGTTTTCATAGACGGCAATTAAGCCAACAGACGAAGGATAAACATCATGGCCTACATAAGCCAAGAGCGCAAAAAACAGATGCAAGCAAAGATTGCTCCTTTACTCAAAGAGTACGGCGTTAAAGCAACTCTTTCTATTAAAAATCATTCGGTACTTAAATTGAATATTAAAAACGCGTCGTTAGATTTTATTGGCAATTACAACGAGATTGCTAAAAAATTTAACCGCCGCGAACGTAACGAGAACATTCAAGTAATTGCTTCCTATGTTAGTGAAAAAGGTAACTCTTGGTTTTCTGGCCGTCCTTTAGAGTTTTTGCAAAAAGCATTTGCAATCTTAATGGATGGTAATCACGACAACAGCGAAATTATGAACGATTATCACGATGTGGGCTGGTATGCTTACGTTAACATCGGGCAATGGAATCGCCCATTTGTTCTTACCGCCTAATCAACCACCCAACAAAGGAATAACCCCATGCGCCTTGCAACTCACATTTTAGCTTCCCTTCTTAACTTCACGCTGATCTTAGCCGCCACGGTGTACTATGCCACAAACTAAAGAACAACGCTACAAAGCCAAGCTATTAGCCAAAGGCTACGTGCGCCGTAGCTACATCCTCCCCCCCTGTGTAGCGGCCATGGTAGCTGCGGATATTGTCCGGTACATGGCGGAGTATAATTTAACCCACAAACCAAAGGAATGAAATCATGTTAGAAACAATTGGCGTTGTTATTGCAACCGCAGTAATCACAAACGTGGCTTGGTGGCTTTTATACACACCCAAAATTCAACCCCATGAAATTGATTTATTGCGCGCTGAAATCCTTAAGGTGGATTCTAAAATCCACGAATTGGCTAGCTACATAGAATTTCAAACACCAGAGGGGCTTTTAGATATTCAGATTAATTTAAGAAAAGCACGGCAAAAAATGCAAGAAGCCGATGATTATGCCAACGGTATTAAGGTTGTTACAATTGAAGCTACACCACCGGATAAGCCTTAATCTCCCGCATGAGGCGGTTAAGGCCAGTGGAAAAATCATCTGTTGAAAATTCTGTAATTACTTTCCTTGGGTAATGTGTTAATTGATCCAAACAATAAAATGCAAATTTATTGTCATTTACTTTTAGATAATTCCAAAACAAATGTTTTTCCTTAGCTATTTTGTCTAGCATTTCAATTTCCAATTTTAAAGCCTCTGTAAGCATCTTTCTATCCTTTTGGCTACTACCCTAGCCGGGCATATGGTGAACATGGTCTGGCGGTCATTAAACTGGCCGTAGCGACGATTCTAATCCGTCACCTAACCCCCCTTCATCTGCTGCAACCGCTTCACAAGCTGCTTGTTCGTCTCAATTGCCGATTCCCCATTTTGGATAAGCCCGGCCAGCGTATCAGCCAAATCCGCCAGCATCACCTTGTCGCCTATCCTCGTTTTCTGGCGGATGTCTGCAATAACCTTTAGCAAATACATCTCATTGGGAATATTATCAAAATGGCCTTTTCTGTGCCATTCCATCATTACCTTGTTTAGTTTTTCTAAGTGTTCATCAGTGTTTTGTGGTTCGTACATGGTTAAATCCTTTCTAGTGGTTGATAAAACTTGGTTATTAGTCTTCGCTGCTGTCTTCCAAAAGCAAGGGGGCGGCTTTGGCTATCAGCGCAATCTCCTCCTGTTGCCGCTCATAGGCATGTTCGTCGTTCTGCGAAGCGAGCCTGTAATCCCGGATGGTGTCGGCTGCGCTGGAGAACTGCGACCAGTCTTGATTGCGCTTCTGCCACTCAAGGGCGGCGATGTACTCGGCATAGCTGACACGGGGCTTAGGTGGGTTCAAAATGGCCGTGATGTGCGCCGGGGTTGGGAATTCCTGCGAGTTTTGCAAGTGGACTTTCAGCGCGTACTGCACCTGTTCGGGGGTGTATTTGCCCTCAAACGCGAACCTAAATCCCGATATTGAGGCTGGCAAGTTAATTGTTTTTCCGTAAGTTTTTTGTATTTCAGTGAAAACAACCATAACCTTTCCAAGCTCTTCCATAGCAGCCTTACCCCATTGTTCAGATGCCGTTTTTTTCGGCTCTGGCTTGCTCTCCAAGCTGGCGGACGTAGGCGATGTTGATGGCTTGCTGCTCATCCCATGCGCTTTGGAAGCTTGGCTTCGATTGAGAGTGATTTCTTCCATTACTTTGTTGAAAGGGTTCATTTTTAACTCCGTCGGTTAGGGTGTCATTTGATTCGTAAACTGTAAGCCATCCGCTTAAAATTGCTCTTTCTAGTAACTTGGTTGGGTCATGGCCTTTACGATATAATTCTGTGATTTTATTGATTAAAAGCTCTTTTGCATGATTTGTCATGGGTTTTTTCATGCTCGCACGATTGGCAAAAAAAGCGTTCAAAGCGGTTTCCGGGATGAACTCCGGAATCACCAACGGGGCTTCTGGCGGTTTTTGCTTTCGAGGTTTTTTCTTCACCGGGGTTTCAACAACCGAATCGAAATCCGCAACCGACACATCCCCCCCCTTGGGGGGTAGGGGGGTATACTTACTTGTCTTTCCTTCTTCACAGTCTTCCAGTCTTAAGATGTGGTTAACTTGCTGGTTGATGACCGGTTGACTTGCTGGTTGATTTGCTGGTTGATTTTTTTCTGTGGATTGATATTTTTCATAGTTTACAATAGTTAACAACGAGAACTTGCTGGTTGATGTGATGGTTATGTTGCTGGTTGATTTTAGCTTAGTGAGGCAAGTTCTGATCTGCTGTTCTGATAATCCAGTCTTTTCAGCCCACTGCTTGCGTCCGAACACGATTTGTCCGCGTTTTATGGTGTGTCCTTTCCACTCTTTGTCCTGCCAACTGGCGGCAAGCAGTAGATGAATCCATAGGGCAAGAGTGTGGGGATCGTCTGCCCATTCCCAATCGTTCAATCCGTACCAAAGTTTGATAAAACCATTGCGGCTACTGTTAGCTTTAGGGATGTTCATTGTTATTTATCCTTATTTTCGTAAAGATAAATAACATTGCCTTCTTTTTTCAAAGAAAAAGGTTTCTTAGGCGGGAAAAGGCCGCGACTAATTAAATCGCGCATATACGGTTCTATAATTTTATCTACATACTCTATCTCATCTTCACGAAATAGATTAGAATCGCAATAAAGCCTCCAATAAACAAAAGTAAGCTTTCCAAAATCTTCGTCGCGCCTGTCCATTTTCTGAAGAACATAGCCAACGCACTCTTTTAAGGATTGATCCTTAGGGTAAGCAATCATTTTAACCTTCGTCTCTCCCTCGTCTGTTAAAAGGTAAGGGGCTAACCCGTCCGACGAAGGAAAGATTGGGTATGCGGCCTTGCAAAGCCGAGCCCCCTATAAAACGCTATACCAAGCGGTGATTAAAATCAAGTTAAAAGGTACAAATGTTCCACCACTTCAATCAGGTCACTGTCTGTTGTGGTAATAAAAACACCGTACTTTTCCTTGACGTAGTTGCGCTTTAGTTTGCTTTCCGCCGTGTCATAACCTTTGGTATCGTGAACGTGATAATGGTCATCCGTAACAAAAATCAGAAAGTCCGCTGTGTATTTTCCGCCGCCGGGCATGGGGAAGCTGGGTTGTTGTGGTAGCCAGCTACGAATTTTGCCAACACGCTGTAGGCCGTCTAGCAACGCCGCTGTGGCCGCCTCTGCCTTGCTGTGGTATGTCCTGCCCCCGTACTCTGTGCGTACGTTGCCGTATTTTGACCGTTTCTTAGGCTTGGTTTTTGTAAGAGCCTGATATTCAGCGGCGGTCATGCGGTCGGTCATGACTTATTCTCCAATAGCCTTTTGGCATGGCTATTCCTCCCCGGCTTTTTCGGCCAGCAAGGCCATTTTCATTTTTGCCTCGTGCGCCTTTACTTCCAACTCGGCAAGCTCCAGTATCGCATCATAAAAAGACTTAGGTATTTCAGTGTGCACCCAAGTCGCGCCCAAATCCCCAAATTTTGCGTGGATTCTTAACTGTGAGGATTGTTGATTTAGTGAGATAAAATCAATCGAGTATGCCATAACTATTCCTCCCCGGCTTTGCGGGCTTTGTCTACCCGGTTAAGCACCACAATATCTACGCCGTCCGCTTTTGCTTCTGCAAAAACCTCTTTTAGGTCTTGCTTGAGAATTTCCGCGTCTTCATTGATACGCTCGACGCGCTCAACAATGCTGGTTAGTTTGCTGTTGGGGATGGTCATGGTCATTCTCCTTGCTCGGTTGGTTCTGGGGGTGGCAATAAAGGCTGCCACTGTGTCGGGTCGCAACCAACAATACATGTGCCCCCACCACCGGGATCAGGCGCTTCCCAAAGCCCCCTGCCATCAAGCCTTGCCTCAAAAATACCATCACTGGTTAAAATAAGCACCCAAGTTTCCCTAGGCGCGGTGTCTATTGGCTGCCACTGTGTCATGGTCATTCCTTTTCAATAAAATCGTTAGGTTTTACTTTACCTTTGGTGACTTCTTTAATTTTAATCATCAAGGCTAACGACGGGTTTTGGCCGCCGTGTACTATTCTGCTCACCGTTGCTGATGTTGAACCAATAAGATCGGCAAACTCTAATTGGGAGATGCCTTCTTTCTCTAGGTAGTCTGCTAATTTCATATGCTTTGCAAGATTATTTTTTTAATGAAGATATTTTTTTGCATTCTGAAGCTAAACGACTACGCGGAGATTCAGAAAGCCCAGCATCATGGGCGTTACTTGATACCAAATTTAGAACAGGCACAGATAAAGAAATTGCCGAATTGATGCGCTCTGTTTTTCGAGCCGCAATGGCAAAAGCCGGGATTGATACATCAAAGCATGGTCATTGGTACGACCGAGTGGTTCCAGATATGTTTAACGACGAGGTGCGGCCATGAACCCCGCCCAGAAACTTATCGACAACGCCAACTGTATTTCACTTTCCCTAAAAGGTTTGTTTATGGAGCGAGAATTGCAAAGTATTTTTCTTAAAAACTTTGATCTTGCTGGCGATGAAAAAATAGACGCACAGTTAAGATTAAAAAACCTTAACTGGAAAATATCAAGGATAGCCCAAAAGTTAGGAGTAGAGTCATGAGCACCAACAATAAACCATTAAAAATTTTCTACACACAAGAATTGTACCATTATGTTGATGGGGTAAAAATTCTTGGCACAAACCCCGAAATGCGGGGCAACTGCACAGGGCTACCCATTATGTTGATGGGGTAAAAATTCTTGGCACAAACCCCGAAATGCGGGGCAACTGCACAGGGCTACTGGGCGACTGCTCAGAGCTACAGGGCGACTGCTCAGAGCTATGGGGCAACTGCACAGGGCTACGGGGCGACTGCTCTGGGTTACGGGGCAACTTAGACCTGATAACCACTAATCAACGCAAGGAAGATTCCCATATCCTTTTTTATGGGGAGGTGCAGTCATGAACAACGAACAATTTGAAACGGCCTTAGATGCATTAAGGGCAATTGCGAATCATTACTGTGCTGACGGCTTAGACAGATACTCTTCCAGTAAAAATGCTTGGAAAGACTTAGCCGTAGAAATGGCCGCGAGAGCGCAAGAGGCTTTAGATATTATCAACAAGGAGGAAGTGTGATGAACACAAACAACCGCCGTTTTGTTAGCTGGGACAAAGAGGCCGACGGCACACAGCTAACGCCCGATGAGATGTTGCACAGGATGACACTGAAAGCTAAGGCAGCTCGTGACGGGGAAGGTTTCCATGCTTACTCGCAGTATCTTATGGCCGACGGCAAAGTGTTTGAACGCAAGCACAGTAATTCAAAAATTTGGCTTGCCGTTGCCTTGGCAATGATTGCCGGAAGCGCAATAGCCAGGTTGGAAATATCCGGTTGGTTGCCGCAGATACTTCCTACAGCGTTAGGCGGGGGGCCACTGTGATTATCCTTCGCCAGTTTTTCTACTACAGGCGGTTGCGCTTTCCACTGCGCATGGCTTGGAGATTTGCACTTAAAACCTTAGGCCACGCGCCGCATCAAAGGAGACGTTAAAATGAGTGACATTGAAAATTTAAAAAAGGAAATAACGTTTGCGCTGCAAGAAATTGGAGAGACATTCCAAGCTCAAGACAGCATGAACAGAGTTTTTCTTAAGGCAATTAAAGAGATCAAAAAAGCCATGGAAGATATTAAGGAAACATTGAAATGACCATCACTTACCACGCCGACGTTTTCCAAGGTTCGGACGAATGGCTTGCATTGCGCTGTGGTGTGCTAACGGCAAGCAAGATGAAGGATATTTTGACTTCTACATTTAAAATTGCTGATAACAAAACGTCTCGCGATCTTGTTTTGGAAATAGCCGCACAACGCATCACCAACTACATCGAACCTGAATATATCACCGTTGATATGATTAGAGGCCAAAACGACGAAGCTTTTTTCAAAGAAGAGTATTATTATAATTATGGAAAAAATCTTCACGATATTGGCTTTATTACTAATAACAAATGGGGTTTTACTATTGGTTATTCCCCAGATGGCCTTGTAGGAACCGAAGGTCTTATTGAGGGAAAATCACGCAAGCAAAAATTTCAATTACAAACCATTGTTGAAGGCGTTGTCCCAGACGAGTTTAAAGTTCAAATTCAAACAGGGCTTTTGGTTTCAGAGCGTAAATGGTGCGACTTTATTTCATACTGTGGGGGAATGCACATGCTTGCACTTCCAGTAGAGCCAGACCTTGAAATACAGGGCGCAATTATTGAGGCCGCAACACGCTTTGAACAAGCCGTTTCTGAAAAAATAGAGCAATTTAACGCCCGGTTAAAAAGCAATATGCGGCTTACTTATTCAAAACGCAGAGTCATAGAGGAGATGATCTAATGAGTGACATGCTACAAACCATTGTCCCAAAAAGCGACCAGCTTAATGCGGACGACCTTATTGGCGACCGGAAACTTACTATCACCATCACAAAGGTTAAATTAAGCCCAGGTGAGCAGCAATCAGCCTCGATTAGCTTTGAAGGCGACAATGGGAAGCCGTGGAAGCCGTGCCTTTCAATGCGCCGCGTTCTTGTCGCGCTTTGGGGCAAAGACAGCGCAAACTATATCGGCAGAAAGGTAACGCTGTATTGTGATTCCAAGGTTGTCTTTGGCGGCAAAGAAGTTGGCGGCATACGCATTAGCCATATGAGTCACCTTGATGCCCCGCGCACATTGGCTCTAACAGCGTCAAAAGCCAATCGGAAGCCTTTTACAGTACTGCCTTTAGTAGAAGACGTTGTTGACCAAGTTGTAAAGGCCGCTGGTGACAATGCAGCCGGGCAGGGTGTTGTAGCATACCGGACGTGGCTAGAGACGCTAGAGCCTTCTGTAAAACAAACTGTGCGGGGTTTTCATGCCGGGTGGTCAGCAAAGGCCAAAGCATATGACGAAGCAATAGTTAACAGCGAAGAGGTGCAGCAATGACAAGATGGGAACATATAAAATGCTTTTTAGATTTCCATGATTGGGGAAAATGGAGAGATATGAATATTGAAATGCTTGACCCGATAACTTTCAAACTCGCTTACGTACGGATTGTACAAGTACGAAACTGCCAACGCTGCAACCTACAGGAACAAAGACCATGACCCCCTACGAACCCAACCCCGCCAAGGCAATAGTTGATTGCAAGGGCGATATTAACAAGCTGGCGATGGAGTGCGAGATAGCAAAGTCTGCGTTTGCGTCTGCTTTGTTTCATATTGAGGCGTTGCTTATTGAGTTATATGGAGACGGACTTTTAGAGCCTCCCTTGTGGACTCTTTCGGCACAGAACGCGCACACGTTCCTCAACGCGGCTAAATTCAAAAATGGAGAGGTATCATGAACCACCAAACCGCAGAAACCAAGCTAGAGTTCTCGCTGCGCGAACAGGAACGCGAGCGCATAGAAAAAGAGAAGGCACGGTTTTACTTGAGCCGCCTGATTAAAATAATCAAAAGCTGTCCGCCGCACGTTGCGTTTTTTGTCACCAGTACACCAGAGTTTGAGGCCGCCGATGCGTACCTAAACCCGCCCGTGGTTAAGAAACTGTACGCCAATGATGAAGAGGGGATGATTCATGACAACCGATAAAGTTCTATACGCTTCAGATGAAGCAGCACAGTTGGTGACAGTTACAGGCTGGCGCAGTCGCACAGGGCGTTTTTATGGAAGTGACGAGCATCTCGCAAGGTGGGACGGATGCACACACCAAATATGTGAGTGTGGCGCTGAAATGCCTAGAGGCTTCACCAAGTGCAACACATGCATAGAAAAGGACAGACTGGCTAAGTATGAAGCCATGCCTTTTCAGGAATGGGATGGTGCAACGCCGTTAACGCTTTTTGATGATGATGATTACTTTTTTGACCAAGAGGAGGTTGAACAATATTGCGAAGATAATGACCTTCAACTTTCTGATCTAAGGCTTGTGATTTGTGTGCCACAGTTTGCCGAAGAGCTCGACCCTAATGAATATTTGGCCGATATCCTCCCTCAAGAGTTGTAGGGGAGGATTTGAGATGCGGAACAATCAAACATGCATGAAACTTTTAGAGCTTTATGAGCGGTATCTTGATAATTCAGAAGATTATGAATTGCGAGATGAGTATGGGCGAAAGCATCATATTTACAAATGTGATGACAGAGGTGTAATTGTTTTTAGTGAAGATGTTAATGCAGGTGTCTTTTTAGAAGAATTAAAAAAACCCGTGAAGTTTCTTAAAAGTCTTACGATCGTTAAAATTGTTCCCGTGGTTTTTAACGGCAAAATTCTAAAGAAAGCCACCAACGAAGGGAGGAATTGAGATGGCTTACAGTGACTACGGCGGATTTGCCTATAAAAACGGCGTTCGTGAGGACTCTCGCAGCGACGTTGAACTTTCACCAGAGGGCCTTCGCAGTACGCCCGGTCAGTGGCCGGGATTTACAAGTACAGCACCCGGCAGGAAAGAATGTTTCCACGTTATCCTTGGCTCTGGGCCAATATTTGTTGGCCTATACAAGCAAACAATGATTACTATTTTTCGCGGATCAGAACGTGTTGAAAATCTTTACTGGGACGAAAAAGCGGGATTGTTTTTATCGCGCAAAGTGGACGGCGTTCTGATTGAAATGCGCTGGGAAGTAACCGATAACCACTACCAATATGTTCGGATGATAGAGCCGAACGGAACCGTGTGGACGGGTTTTTCGGGTTACGGGGTCGGCGCGGGGCTGGAGGACGGTGGGCACGGCTTCAGTACTGCTAAGTGTGTCGGGCGGCTTGAGAATATATTTGAGACCATTACCAACGAAGGAGAAAAGTCATGAAAACTTTTATTGTAGCAACTACTTTATGCCTGATTCTATCCGGATGTGGACGCCTTGAGCGTACATGGACGGCCTACACAGGCGAGTTGACTTATAAGTGTTCACGCAATGGTGTGGAGTATGTCCAATCCGATTCAGGGATGGCCGTGTCCTATGACCAAGACGGCAAGCCAGTACGGTGCAAGCCATGACCCCCGCAGACGAATTAATCAATAACGCTAACGTCTTATCAATACTTTTAAGGCAATGTGCTGATTCCCTTGAACAAGCCGCCGACCTTCGGGCAAAACTGGAAGAAATGCGGGTAAAATTAGGAGTAGAGTTATGACCACCACCGTCGCCTTAAACCGCCAACGCTCATCGCCTTTGTGGTGGATGCTCAAGACAGGTAGCCGCTTAGCGGGGGCAGTCATTGTGGCCGCAACCATTGTCACCTTATGGGCTTATACAGGCAACTGGGCATGGACACGGTTTGTTTCGCCGACAGCGGAACTTATCGGTGTCCGAGCCGTGCAGTTTGCTGGGCAAAACCAGTACGTTGTTATCGATCCGCCGGTTGAAACTGCGGCGGTTAACCCAGCAAAAGACCCACGGCCGCCTCTGTTTGATGCTTGTAAGGATAAAGTCCCAGCCGGGCAGGAAGAAATCCGGCTTAGGGAATGTGAGGAACAGCTTAAATCGTCAGTGGGGAAACGGTCATGAACGACGTACATTTCAGCTCCGCCACTGATATGTGGGAAACACCACAACCATTCTTTGATGTATGGAACAAAGAATTTAACTTTGATTTAGACGTTTGCGCCACGGACGAGAACGCAAAATGCCCCCTTTACTATACGAAAGAAAAAGATGGCTTATCCAAACGATGGGCGGGCACGGTCTGGATGAATCCACCCTACGGGAAAGAGATAATCAAGTGGATGAAGAAGGCATACGAGTCAGCTCGTGACGGTGATGCAACCGTCGTGTGCTTGGTTCCCGCACGCACAGATACCGCTTGGTGGCATGACTATGCCATGAAAGGTGACATTACTTTTATCCGTGGCCGCCTTAAATTTGGTAACGCCAAAAACAGCGCACCGTTTCCAAGTGCGGTGGTGGTTTTTGAGCAAGCAGTGAAGGGGCAGAAATGACCGATGAGCCAACAAATATTCGAGAATGGTGGGAAAAACATAAAGACGAAAATGGAGTCGCTTTTATGCCGTTAAAACTTAATATTGTTAATCGAAATTGGGTATACGTTGGTCACATATCAGGTCAATATAACAATTTAAAGCCACTGTCTCAATGTGATCCTTATTTAAAAATTACAGATAAGCTACTTACGAAATGGGGTTATGTATAACCCACCCCTTTACTCTAGCCGCCCGTGCCCCGCGCAAGTGCGGTATATGCTTCACGGTGTTTACCCCACCTAGGAGGCATTCTCAATACTGCACGGTCGATTGTGCTAACATTGCAAGCAGTCAAAATCAAACAGGGAAACCAAAAATGACCATTGTTAAAAGACCAAAGATATATCCCAAAATATGCGCTCATTGCGGCACAGCTTTTAAAGCTGAAAAAAATAAATACAAATTTTGCAGCAAGCTTTGCGCCGCGAAAGGTCAAGACCGTTTTGCTAGGATAAGCCAAGCAACCTCAAAATCTTATACGTTAGAGCCGTCGGATATTTGCAGGGACAAAAGCTTTTATTTAGAAAGGGCAAAATCGTTGCT